TAACAAAAAACCCCACGGATGTTGCCATCCGTGGGGCTTCTCATACTCAACACGCGCGTGAATTATTCGTCGTCAAACTTCGACAACCGCGAATCCACATCCTCATCCTCATCATCAGACACCGCAGGCGGCGTCCACGGGCGTGCAGCCGACGGCGCAGGTGCCACCAGTTCTTCCGTGCGACCCAACGACCGACGCACGGGAGCTTCGCTAGGCGCATCGTTCGGGGTGAGATACGCACTCGTATCAAACCCCATGACGCGATCCAACTTCTTCTTCAGGTCATCGTAGGCCTTGAACTTCTCGGGCGCCACGATCTCCGTGAGCGACCGCAGGTTGTTCAGGGTCTGAAGAATGGCCTTCTCGTCACCCTTCAGGAGCGGCGACGGTGACTCAAACACCGAGTCATCATAGTTGGGATACCCTGCCTGCTTCTTCTGACGCAGACGGAAGTTGGCTCCCTCAATGACGTGGAACGGATCAAACGGCGTATCCTGCTCGTATTCCGGTTCGATGGCCTTCTTGATCTTCTCGAAAATCTTCTTGCCATAGCGGAACAGAAACACCTTGCCTTCATTCTCGGGGTTGCCCTTGTCCTGAATGACATAGATGTTGGACACGTAGGTCTGCTTACGGGACTGCTTGCGCACCTGATCGCGCAGGGCTTCGTCCTTCGTGCCCCACAGACGGCTGTTGTATTCGCCGAGCGGATCGTTCTCTCCGAGCGTGGTGCGGCTCAGTTCGATATACCACCCGTTCGGGCCTTCAAAGGCATGACGATAGAACGTCACGAACGGCAACGACTCGGGAGGCGGTGCCGGCAGAAACCGAATAATGGCGCTGCCATTACCCGCCTTATCGACAGTCGGCTTCCAATAGCCTTCATCGGAGTTAGAGTTTTCCCCCGTGGTCGTTTTAACGGCGGCACGGAGCTTATCGAGCGAGGTGGATTTCAAAAGTGAGTGAAACTGTGACGGGGACATACAGACTTTCCTTTCAAATAAAATGACATAGGTAACATAGGTTCATCGGTAACAAACAGCACATAGTATACCACTAACCCAACTTATCTTGCAAGAACGAATTATCTTTGAGCATCCGTTTTTGTGCCAATTCCTCCATGAGCGCGACTTTGAGTTTTGACGTGAGTAATTTTTTGATGGATTCGTATTCCCGATCGTGATGTTCACACAGGGCCAAAATGGCATCAAAATAGGAAAGGTGATACCGGCGCACCAGCGTTTCTACCACACGCGTGAATTCCTCGGGTGTCGGCACTGGTGCCGTTAAACACTCATCGGGGCGAGTAAACATTTTGCCATAACCATTCATACGCAATCCACATTATAATCCATAAAATCGATGTTGCCCTACGGTCGCCACATACGTCAGGGTCTGTGACCACTTGGGAGAAATATCCACGCGATGAAAATGGGTCACGGGATATTCTTCGGTAATTATATCACGTTCTCGCAGAAGTTGACGTGCCAATTGCACAAACGACGCCGGCGGACGGCGTGACCAGTTTCGATAATTCAACGTCCATGAATACTGATACGGCTGATAGACGACGCCACACACGGACTGTGGATAATTCGCACTTGTCATGCGATTGAATACCGTGGCCGCCACCGCCACAATTCCTTCATGCGGTTCGCCCCTCGCTTCAAAATAGAGATTCTGGGCCAAGCACACGATGGACTGTGTGGGTCGTTTGGGGGCCGCAGGAGTCTTGGTGGATGGTCGTGCCGGCGCCGACGAGACCGGCGCCACGCGGGCATCGAGTCCGTCGCGCAGAACTCCCGCGGTGGACGTCTGTGCGGGGGACAACACATAAGCGGGCAGAAAGCATAGCAATACTATTCCACACGCCAACATACGACTTCCCCATATACGAAGTGCGTTGATCATACAAACTCCTTTCGAGGAAATGCGAACGATTATCATACACTATACTCACTCACTGTACACGCGGTCGTGCCGCACCAATAAAAAATGCCGGGTTGGGTGCAGCGGAGCCGGCGCGCTGTTGTGAACACTTCTGTTGCCAGGTGGCTCACGGGAACCCCTGATACCCGTAGGTATCAAGTAGCAGCACTAGGCTGCCATAGCGAACTGATATTGGTCAGTTCTGGGTGTCTCTGTTTAACGACAGCGACTTGTCGAGTGCCTCCATCGCATTCCAACTCCGCCGAATCGATTCTACGTCACCCCCGTAACTGGATTGGTGGAGGTGTCGGGCTCTGCCCCCGAGTCTTCTTGCGGTCAAACACGACTTCATCGAACACTATACTCTATTTAGACGACCTCATCCCCAATATGTTCCTCGGGTGTGTCAATCAACTCGTGGCCTTCCACCAGATGCAGCACTGAGGCAATTTTGCTCACGGCGTCGGCAATGGCCTGATTGTTACCGGCAATATTGGCGTAGTAAATCTTCGTGATGATGCTGTCACACCACGCGTGATATTCTGCAATCGTGCGAAATTTTCCTCTCGGCATAGGGTTATCCTAACTGCGTGTTCACTAAGGTGGCAAATTTGTCAATCCGTTCGCGCAACAACGGACGATGCACCGCCACATCACTTTCTTGCCAGAGAATACGATCCGGTAACAACTGCGCAATCACAATAGTATCAATGATACCAGACTTCCAGTGTTCTGTCAACGCATCGGCATAAAACGCGGCTTGAATGCCGTAGTTCTGCAAGCGATTGCCGGTCTTCGGTTTTTTGCCGGTCTTGAAATCCAGAATCGCATACCGGCCGTCGTGCAACTGAATGGCCATATCCAAGCGACCCGCCAGCCCATACGTCGAGGACACCACCCGCGTTTCCGAGGCAATGACGGACGCAATCCGCGCATTCAACGTCTGCCCCAGCAACGCCGCATACGATATATCGTTGGGTTCGGTCAAATTGGCCCACGCCACGGGCTGTCGAGCGACGAACTGTTCGCAGAAGGTATGCCATTGCGTGCCTCGCCTTGCGGCGGTGGATGTAATGCGCGTCGCGGCGTCATGCCCCACGGCGGTGCGCCACTGTTTCAACGCGTTATTGCCTTCGTCATCGGTGGCACTAATCATTGTCGTGATCGACGGATAGTATTCCCCCTGATACACATACCAACGTTTGCCGTCGCGCATCGTTTCATTGAGCGTGATCGGCAACGACACCGGCGCAAACGTAATCTGCGACGACGGCAACACCGCCGCGTGCGGTGCCGGCTGAAACGGAATCGAGGTGGAGCGCCAGAGGGTCGTCGTCATATGGCACCTAGTATAGCACGGATTCCTAAATAGCGTATAAGGAGACGTCTATGGATATTCATGCTCTTGCTGTTATTGGTATTGCGTTTGTTCTTGGCTGGGCCACGTCCCGCATCGTGTCCTCATGGACGCGCACACGCACCCTTGATTTACCGCACATGCCGCCGGGCCCGGATGGCGGAGATCTGGGCGATATCGACGACATCGACGACGGGAACACGCCGCCGCTGGCACGATAACATCGGCCGTATTAGATCATTCGTTTGCCTGGCACAGGCACGTGCATCGTGCTTCGATGATGCTTTGATTTAATTTGTGATAATTTATCAGTCCATGCCGAGGGAAGCTGTGTGCGTCCCAGTCGCATGGCATCGCCAATATTCGGTGCCGACACACATAACTCGACCGTCTCGGTGTGTTCACACAGCGGACAGGGTTCCTGTGTCGGTTGCTCGCGTTGTGCAATGGGTAATAATACGTCGAGAAAAACCGCATCACAATGTCGGCATCGATAATCATACATGGGCATAGGTTAGAACTTTCTCAAAAAAAGAAAATCGCCATACCGGATCATAGGTACATTAGTATTTATATGATATCTGTATGATGACTTGCTAGGTTGCGGGTGAGGACACCTCTCCCATGACGGGAGTAAGTGTGCCTCACGACTTGCTTCGGCGCGGTGCCATCAGTCGGATCACTGGTAAGAGGAGATTACTGCCGGCGGTTATCCTGTACCGGCCCACGGTCGAACAATGGCTCCAGCCTCTCGCATTACTGCACAACGGGATGACAAACAACCATTACCAGCTAATCATTTGTCACTGTGGGTCGTCAGGCGTGACGTGGTCCACATCTTTGTCGTTCATTATGATGTTCCCATCATACACGCGGGGTCTCCGCTCGCACGGGTTAAACGGGCATAATAGCCGTCGTACCGTACTGACTGTGTTATAGCATACTAAACAATTACGTCACTGTCAAGCGATTTGTTTACCGAAATCGCCCTTGCGTTAAATTTAATCTCGAAAACTCTGCCCGGTCTACTAATTTGACAAAGTTTCCCCGACGATCGGAGGCGACAAACCCTTCATGGTTTCCCGCCACCATCCCCATATCTGACGTATAGAACGTCTCTAAGGTTCCCACCGTATTGAGTTTTTGAATGACAAACGTTTTAATCGTGGTGATCGCCTGCTGCCAGGCTAACACCTCCACGAGCGCATCTTCCTGTTCCATCACCAGTTTGCCGAGCAGCGCATACTTCTCGGTCGCCGTTTGTTTGCCGGCGGCGCTACTCTTTTTTGCGGCATCCTGCTCACCGCGCGTGGTCAGATGGGACACAAACCGCGCCACAAACACTTTGGGGCTCAGCGTAATCGGATCGCCGCCGCGCACCAACGCATTTTGAAAAATCATAAACTCGGATTGCAGTAATGGCGTGTTTCGCAGGGCCGACAGAAATCCATTCCCCGAGAGTTTTGTGGTGCGACTCTTTGCGTCGGCAATCAACGTTTTGAGCGTTTGCGTCTCGGATGCGGTGAAACTCAGCGACCCCGATAAATCCTGATAGCGCGACGAAATGAGCACGACCGTACGTGGGGGTCTCAGCGTCGAGATCTCCGCGCCAGGCGCAGCGTGGAGGGTCGCCAGCGAGCTTCCAGTGTAGGTGGTGTGAAAGCAGACACCAAACGTTGCAGCCGTAATTTGTTTGCCAAATACACTGTCGCTCGGGACACCATACACGATGGTATTGGGTTTGAAGGTGACATACGAGCGACCCTCAATTTCTTGTGTTTTCTTCAATGCGGGCGTGAAGAGCACGTCCCCTTGTAGAATGCGGGGAAACGTCATGCCCTTGAGTGCCGTGAAGGCCACCGTCATGGTGTCAATCAAGCCATCTTTGCCTGCGTAGAGCGTTTTGATGTCGTCCACCGACTTAGCAATGCGAGGCGTTTTCGCAAACGCACCTTTGGTGCCGACAAAAAAGCGGCCATCCGCAGGGTCATTCCCGACCACGATGGCCGGTGCCCCATCCACCTTGACGGTCAGGTTGACAGGTGCGTTTGCGTGACCCGCGAAGAATGCTGTGAGACCGTTCAGCATCGTGATAGCACGATTGGCTCCCGCCGCATAGTCGGTAATAACCAAATCTTCGATGTGGGTCAAATGCGTAATGACATTTCGACTTGATGCTTCACGAAGCGCCGGCGCGACATGAACGGTGTTCCACACAGAAAAGGGGAGGACGTTCATATTAGGATATGTCCTTCAGGGCGGAACGGAGTTTCCATGCCCACTTGTCATGGGCGAAGATACGGTCTTGTAGCTTATTCTCTATGCCCGTATCTCCCACCGCCGCGGCGGCGTCTTTAGCGCGACGAAGGGATTCCAGCACGACGGTGTTCGCCTGAGACAGGTCGTCGAGTAAGAGCTTGGGCGCGCCGGAGTTAAGCGGAAGGGCATGCACGGTGCTGAGGGCCGCAATTGCGTGAATAGAGTCGGGGGCATAGTGCGAATGAAACCGAATCGCTTCCGCAATCATGTCCACCGAATCGAAGGTGTCCTGATACAGTTCTTCGAAGAAGGTATGCAGTGGACCAAACAGCGGACCCTCGACATTCCAATGGGCACTATGCGCACGGAAATACATGCCATAGACGTTGGCCAATAAGTCAGATAGGGTTCCAATAAATGTTGTAGTCTGCTCCATTTGGTGCTCTCCCTCTATTTATAAAAAACAACGGGGGGAACTTGCGTTCCCCCCGTTTCATGCTATACCGCAGCCGATAGCGTCTGAGAGATAGGAATGGTTCGTTTGCGGTCCTTTTCGGGAAGCACGTTCTCCACGGTAATCGTGAGAATACCGTCCTCTAGGGATGCGTTCCGCACTTCGGCGGTTTCCACAAGGGGAATATGCTTTTCAAACGAGCGCAGCGCCAATCCTCGATAGAGGTATTCCTGTTCGGCGGACGGGGCGGGTTTGGTGCCAACAATCGAGAGCACTTGCTTTTCGACGGTAATCTGCAAGTCGGACTCACGAAATCCCGCGACGGCAATATCCAACGCATACAGGTGTTCTCCGACCTTTCGAATATTATGCGGCGGATAGTTGGTCGTGGATTCGTTGACATACGAAATGTTTCGTCGTAGGTCATCGAGCAAACGGTCAAACCCAACCGTATGCTGATAGAGTTCCGCAGGAACGGAGTGGTCTTGCAGGGCATTAAACAACGAACGAAGGGCGAGCTGAGTCATAATAGTCCTCCTTTTGAGCGACTGTAATTCGTTCACCGCCCCCGAAGGCAACAGTGAACTACGGTTATACTATTATATAGCAGTTTGTGCACATACTGACTGCATAAATGTCGGCACGTCACGTTTTTTCCACGAGGCAAATCCACGTTTATATTCGCGGTAGTATTGCTGGTAGGCCGCAATGGTGACATCCCAACTATTTCCCGGAACTCGGCAATCGTCCGGCATACATTGCGGTGGCGGCACCGCAGCCCCACCCCCCACAATGGACGGCGTCACGGCCAGCAGGTCGCGTAGTCGTGCGGTGCTGTGCACTTTTCCATAGCGATACGTATACTCATCGAGCAGCGCACAGTAGAGCTGATATGCCCATGCATAGTGTTCGGGATGGTCACCCACCCACTTGGTCGAGGGATGGTTCTTGTGTGTGACTTTATACAGCGACTCGGCCAGCGGAGAGTTCCAGCGATGATGCGCCGACGACAGCAGTTGCGCGGTTTCAAGAATCATTTTAACTACGTGTTTATCAACGTGTAGTTCGGCTGCACGAACGGGATTGTGATCGAGCACAAAAATATTCATGTCAATAGTATATCACTCTTGTGGAGCATCCGGTGGTGTAGGATTACATTTGCCACAAACACATGGACACGATTTCTTTTCAAAATTTGTGCCAAGTAGTCGCGCTTCTTCGTCCGGTGTCACATATCGCATGAACGCGACGACATACTTGCCGTCATCGTCTTTCGCGACTTCAACCGCCCAATTATATCTTGGAGGAGGATTCCAGCCAAAATATGCGCCGATTTGGTCAATAAATTTGCCACGGTCAGAGTCGGAAATTTTTTCGGCACCTGCCCGTGGACCCGCGTCAAACCCAAACTGGGTGACCCAATTTCGCAGCATGGGTCAATCGAAGCCGTCGGACGTAATTCCTCCAAAGCCTCCATGTGCTGTTAGAATGTTTGTCAGCAGCTTGTAGCCACCAGAACTTTTTAATCCGACGATGGGCTTATTGGTCTCAGACATATGTCTCCTTATAGTAAATCAGGAAATGCTTTCTTGACAAGGTCTTTCGTAATAGGAAACGCTTTATTCAACGTTTTGTTCTTGGCCCCGAGTAACACTTTGGCCTCGTCGGGGTGCAGGGATTCGAGCAGTTGAATGAACTGCATTTCCAGTCGATACTTCGGCACGTTGCGGTGCTGGTCGGGTGTGCTACGGTTCATGAGTTCCGCATTCGCCCCGAGCATTGACTGACGCACATTGCCCACATACCGATTGAGTTGCTCAACCTTGGCGTTGAACTCTTGCCCTTCTTTCTGAAGCGTCTTGGCCCGTTCAATCGCCTTATTCAGTCGCACCTTCGCTTGCTCAATCGCCTCGCGGGCGTCGGTGATTTCTTGTTCGGCTGCACGATACGCAGCAATCATTTCCTGAAGTTCCTTGCCCTTCTCTTCTTGTTGGGCTTCAAGTTCTTCCAGTTGAGTGCGCTGTGTCTGCGTCAGGTCTTCCAGTGCCGAATCACTCGCTTGCAACCATAGATAGCCGAGCTTGCGGGTTTCCGCAAACAACGTGGTTTCCGTCTGGTCAATCTGATTCTTGTTGGGGGTGAATGGAGGGTCACCCTCGGGGAGATTATACGCAATTGAGGCGTCGAACGCGTGCTTGAGCATCAGGCGTAGCGTCGTGCTATCATTTTGACGGAGCCACTCGACCTTCTTTGCGACGGCACCTTCCCCCGTAAAATCTTTAAGTTTGCTGAGAATCTCCGAAATCTGTAGCTTCATCGCCATACATATCCTTTTCTGCTCACAAGAGCATGATATAGATTACCTACGAGTATTTAGACATCTCGCCAATTGCTCACGATAGCCAGATCGAGCGCGACAAGCTCATCATTGTATGCCACATTGCGATACCGGCCGCGGTTGACACATTGAGCGACCGCAGAATGCCAGGTTGCGGAATTGTATAACAGAGTTCCGCACGACACACCTCTTCAGGAATGCCCTGTTCTTCTGACCCAAAAACCAAGCAGGTGGGCGTAGCAATACTTTCGGGCTTAAAGTCATAGACGGGAGCACCGCCCTGTTCAATGATGATAGGTGTGTACCCGTTCACGCGAATAATTTGCATGGCCTCAGACCAGTCAAAGAGTTCCGTTTCGGTGGGCGACTCAAAGTGCGCCAGTTCGATGTAGTTGTGGGCACCGACAGTGCTACGCCGGTCATATTTCTTTTTGCCAAAAATAAACACCCGCTCGGCACCAAGCACACACGCGGTGCGAATGATCACCCCCGTATTGAGATCGCCGGTGATATTGGCCAATGCGACCGCATATGGTAGCTGCCGTGTTTTGGCGACTTCACGCAGATCTTCCACCGAAAGGTGCTGCAACTCGGTCATAACATTGAACGGAGTGAGTTTAGTCGGTGAATCCGTGTGCATGATATTATTTTTTACTGTAATGATTCTTGGCGTTATAGCCGTTCACGACAAAACTTCCGGCGGCGGGTTGTCGCACGACGGGCGCGTGACAGTGAGGGCACACGGCGTTTTCAGAGGCCGCATAGGAGGGAAAGAACAGCTCCGATGTGCGGTTGCATGTCGCGCAGAAAAAATCCCACAGAGGCATATTAGCGTCCGTCGTTCATGCAATGCCACGCCGAATAGCACACTTTTGAACAAAACACATGCGTATCCCATTCGCCAGTTTTTTCATTGATGTACTGATAATTCATCGGTTGATCTTTGCTGTTACTTTTCGCGCGGCCACAAAATTCACAATCACGAAATGCATTACCGTGTACAGAACGACGTGTCAAAGTTTCAGTTGCCATGATACTCCTCAAAAAATCACAGGTGCATAGTATATCAAAATTATTCGAATTTGCGAAGAAGATGTTCGGGAACGTCAGTGCGATTACGACTGTTCGGCTCGGAGGCAATACTGAAAGATTGCTCTTCTGCCGATAGTATTGTGGGTGGTAAGACTGAAGACGAGGGGGCATCCAACGTATTGCGAGTGAAAAGAATATTTGCGGCAAGTAATAGCATGATGGCCAAGGGGTCAAACACTGATATCAGAATGAGGGTAAGCCAGACCACTGATTGGCGCACGGTTTCAACGTCGTCGGTGCCGTAGAGTGTTTGCGCCACATACCGAAGCGGTCCAATATCTGCGGTGGCTTTGTTTGATTCCGTTTCTGTGGTCACGCGCTCTTGCTGCACGGCACTCAGTTGGACATTCAGCCCTCGAAGCTCATCAAATAACACATTACGGCGATTGGCGTTTTCTCGTTGCACATTTACCGCGCCCTGCGCCGTGGTTAATCGTTGTGTCGCCGTTAATTGTGAAATGATCGACGTAGACTGTTCGTTCAGGATTTTAATCTCAGTGTTTATTTGGTCTATCTGACTTTTGAGTTGTCCTTCTCGCTGACGAATTTCGTCTAACGTAAGTTGCGCCGTCATATAGGTGCTTTCGCTCTCGACGTGCGCGCGAGTCAGATACCCAAAAATGCCCATTGATGTAATGAACATAAGCACAATCGTCGCGGTATAAAAATATAAACGGATCCACCGTCCCGCAAGATAACGATATCGGTACATCCACGAAACGGCCACCAGTTTCGAGAGTTCCAATATACTCGCCAAGACAATGACCGGCACAAACGCACCAGAAAAAATCATTGCCAACCCGATCACCGAATAGAATCCCGCGACGGCCGAAAGTGCAAGACCTGTGCCAAAGGTTAACCAGGCAAATTTACGCATATAAGATATTTAGGGATATTCGGCAACCAACAGACGTTGGCGGGTGGGAGTAATTACCGTTGACCACCGCGTCGAATTGGAGGCGTCGGAATCACCGCTGGACAGGGATCCGGCGAATCACACGCACCGAGCCACGCACGGTCATCGACCTGACCCTGACCCCCACGTCCACGACCCGCAGGGGGACGCGGGACTGCGACAGACGGGGGTGCGGTGCGCGGACGCCGCATCGCAGGAGGCATATTCGGTATGCCGCGGCGCAGACCGGGGGTCGGTACACAAATCCAGCCGGTCTCCCAGTAGGATGAAATCCAAACCCACTGACACGGTGGTGCCGGCACGTGGCGATGGGCGCTCGGCCGATAGGCGATATCCACATATGCATCCGTGTGGACGCGCAGACCCGCACACGCAGACGAGAGCACGAGGGTGGTGAGCAATGTGGCGAACAGCAAACGTGAGGTCATACAGGTGCCCTTATTATTGAAGAATATAATGTTACTTCACATCAACCGGAATAACTTTTCCAGACGGACCAATCAGCGACTTGATAGCGGGATGATTCTTGACCTTCTCGACCGCTTGCGTATCCGTAAGACGACCCGGGTTGTTCCACGCGGCCATGTGCAGACCCACCGTGCGATTGCTCGGAAAATACCAGAGTTCGACGGCGAGTGCGTTTGAAAAATTCACGGAGATTTTTTGCTCCCGTGCGGATTTCTGCACCGCTTGTTCCACGTTCATGTGGTCGTCGGAAGACGCAGACCAAATGAAGAGCTGCTTGTCGGTGACCCATCCGCGGCAATAATACGCGGTCGTCCCCGGCGCTCCGGAAAAGTTGGCGTCTACCTTTATCTGTCGCTTTCCCGCGGCTTCAGCCACTTCATTGCTCGTGGGGTTGATCCAGACTTCAGTATAGCCCATGTAGCCGTGGCCTTCGTAGCCGTCGAAGAACTTTTCTGTGAGGAACTCTTTGAAAGACCGCATATTACTTCCTTCGTGTGGTTAGCGGAGAGTATAGCCCATGTCCTTGAGTACCGCGACATGGGAGAGCGGATTGTTACAGTAGGACATGATGTCTACTCTTCCAATCTATCGGAGATTGATTTTTTACCCCATCCCCATTTACAGGACCAATATTTGGCTTTCCACTTGGGGCCGGGGTCCGAGCAGTTGTGACGTGCAAGAAAGTTTTTGCGGCGCTCTGGATCGTCACGTTTGATAGAAAGATTGGGGTCACCGAAGCCGAGCTTGATGACGTTGCCCTTGTCGTTCTGCACATACACATAGAACTTGTGCTTTCCGTCACTGCTCCGAAACGGATCGTTAAGCGTGACTTTACGCCCTTGATATTCGGCTTCTTCGAGCGGCTGCACACTTTCCCCGATCGGCTTTCCAGAGCTATCCAGAAAATCCACATTCAGTAGAATCACTTCTTCTTTGGGATGACGCTTTCGCAGATACGCTAAGACGGCCGACTCCGAACGTGCTTGTGGGCGCGCCAAGTTAGAGACCGCCAAGACTGAACGTGTCTGCGCCATTGACCCACCCGCTTTTCCGTGCATATAGTCTACCACAACACGACTAATCGGTTTCTTGGGAACGCTCAGAGCTTCCTTGACGGGTTCATCGCATCCACAATCCTCGGTGGTGTAGGCATCAGTCCAGCGAACATCTTCGTCATACACATCATCGCTATCTTTGCCCCATATCTTGCCTTTGTTCTTCTTGATGCAGGCATCACACACGCGGGCGCCGAGCTTGAGTTCACGCGGAGAGAGTTTCTTCTTGCACTGCTGGCAGGTCGTAATCTTTTCCCACGCGTCACTGAGGGAGAGAAGTTCTGTAAGAGCAACCGCTTCCTTTAACTTCTCAATACTATCGCCCCCCGACCCTCCCGAAAAGCGAATGGCGGCGTATTGGTCATCTGAGGCATTAATGACAATCGAATCACGCCGAGCACCAAACACGGTAATCGGTTTATCCAACTTGACATAAAAGATTTGGATTTTGTGATTTATCGAATGGGGTCGTTGGTCGTACACTTTTCCCGTGAACGGGAACTGGTTCATATAGCGACCTTTGACACGATCCCCTGTCTCGATCTGGTGAATGCTGGGCTTTGCGGCTTCTTCGAGTTCACCCGGCGTATCCATCTTGTAAATTTTGGTGAGCGAGTCCGTGCCCCACTCGCGATCAGAAGGAGTGTTGGATTCTTTCTTCGGCGTTTTTCCTGCTTTCTTCATTGCAATCGCAATCGCCGCTTGTTGCGCGGGTGAGGCCGCTTCGTCGGCTTTCGACTTCCACCCACCACCATGTTCCTTATACCACTTAGCCGCCCAGCCGTTTGCATACGCACTCGGATAGACATCAAAGCGTTTCTTCGCTTCTGACTTCGCACGACTCCAGAGTTCAGGGTTGGTCGGCACATTTTTCTCATTGAGCACGGATTCACCAATACGATTACTGACAGGGCGTGGAGCGCCGCCGGTGCCTTTGCGATCTGTTACAGGATCTTGGGCTTTCTTACGCTTCACGGCGTTTGCAATCGCTTGCTTACCCCCCTGTGCGCGAAGTTGTGCGGCCTTTTCTTTCGACAAGCACTTAGGCTTGCCTTCACCCTCACCACCCCGATCTTCGGCGTCACCACATTTACCGATGCGTTCACCTTGAGTATTGTAGCGATCCCAACCTCTACCACCGATGCCACCCGTCTTACCTTTACCAAACCACTTGCGAAGATCCTCTTCGACCGCTTCATTCTTCGCGGTGTTGGACGCATACTCGCCGCCGTGTTTTACATACCAGTCTACGGCAAACTTGGTCGATTCAGGAGTGGGATGATCGGGATATTCGTCCTTCGCCATCTCTTGGGCGGCGGACCACAGCTCGACATCCAGCGGTGTCTGTTCTTCCGTGAGGCCACTCGGCACCAGTTCTTTGGGAACGTGGAGTTCGGCTTTTTGCTGGTCCTGCGTCCGCTTCTTCTTTCGCGCCCGCATGTCCACACCGGGTTCGCCGTCGGGCCCGACACCGATACCAGCAATCTGACCAGACCCCGCGCTCATGGTGGGAACATCTTCGTGTAGTTTGAATGATTTCATAGAGACCTCGTTTAGACCCACAAGTAGTTGGTGTGACCGTAAGTGCGACCCGCGGCTAACGGTTTCTTTTCCGCAGGTTTCTTCTTCGGTTCGTACGGTTCGGCGAATCCGTCTGCATGGTATGCACTTTCGGCCCCGTTCTTACTCACAATACCGACATAATCTTTCGCATCGGGATCGTCCGCCGGAAGAGGCACAACGTTCGTGTCATATCCTTCCGAATCCATCCAGTCCTGATGGGCTTTCAAATCCGACTTCTTAATCTTATGTGTCGGTGTAGGGGTAGTTTTAGCGGATTTGGCCAGTGGTTGCTCTCCCGATTTTCCGGCACCTTCCGCACTCGCGCCCATGCCCTTCCGTTCAAGACCATATTCGTCGCCAAACGCATTCGACGCATCAACGAGTTCTTCGATATCCATGTTGATCTTGATCACCGGCACGTCGGTCGGTGTTTTTTCTCCTCGCATCACATCATAGGTGGCGAGCGCCGCCCACCGATGGTGCCCGTCGAGCACATACCCGTCGTTAGACACAATCAGCGGTTGACGGAGCGGATGCTTCGGATCTTTGGTCGCTTCATTCGAATACAACGCCCACGCCATGCCTGCGACCTTATCCGCATTCAGTTGGTTCTGCGTGGCCTTCATCTCTGTCGCGGGCATACTTTCACCGCGAGTGACTTCGACGCCCTGTTTGCCAAGATATTCAAGGAACGCATTCTCCGCGTTGATTTCCACATCTTTCGGGTCGATACCCTTTTTCTTGGCTTCTTCTTCCGCTTTCTTCCATGCGGGCGTGCCTGGCACCGCTTTGGTCTTGAGTTGCGGCATATTATCGCGGGGAATTTCCTTGTTACCACTACAGAACAGGTTCGTGCCGGGAATACTGACCGCGCACAAATCATAACTCGGGGGCTTCGGAACGCCACGCTTCTTGACCTCGGCCTTGGCCGCGTCTTGAAGTTCCTCATCCGACATGTTCGGATTCTTTTGCTTGAGTTCGGTTGCTGCGGCCTTGACGGCGGTCAGATAATCGGCGGATGCTTTTCCGAGTTGCGCCATGCGGGTCGCCAGTCGCTTTTCGGCTTTGGGTTTAGTTCCAATCGCTTGTTCGGGAGACTCGGGACCGATATCCTTAGGAACGCGAATTTTCTTCACGGCCGCGACCGCGGCCGGATCCGCCTTTTTATTAGCCTTGAGTTCTTTTTTTCCTTGCGCGGCACGTGCTTTTTGGCGTCCTGACTCAAAGTCTTGAATGTCTTTGTGCGAGAGATTCGGCTTGACCAGTTCATGCTTGACTGGATTGACTCGCTTGACTATGTAGGTTGCCCCCGACACTTTGTTGGTGACCAAATCATCTTCTTGGAGCATTTGCTCCAATAAGGTATCGATAATTCGAAATGTGCCCATATTCGTATCTATCCTCGCAAAAATTAACGGCGGCCCTTTGCTTGCTGTGCTTGTTGGCGTTTGATTTGCTGCTGACGAATTTTTTCTTCAGCATCTTTTTCCTGCTGCACGGCCTTTTCACGTTCCTGACGGAGAGCTAACTGATCTTTTTCGAGGGCTTGTCGTTGACGCAGGGTATCCATGCCCGAGGGTGCGCTCCCTTCGGCTTCGCCCAGACCGAGCTTCTTCAGCGTTATCGGTGCGAGCTTCCCTTTGAGAAGTTTCTCGTCCCAGTTGATGCCCATGTGCTTCGCGAGCTTGAGCATCTTTGCACCGAGCGCCCAGCCTTCGTTCGTGTGACTCCCCTGTAACCACACACGAATCGCTTGATTGACGATGGACTCGGGCGACCCCCCAGAAATTTTGATATCGGGAGCTATTTGACCTGTCCCCTTGACGCTGCCCAGTGACTTTGCAATCACCATCGCGGCTTGCAACCGCATCGGAACGACAGGATCTTCGGCTTCCTTGAGCGGCTCGTCTTCATGCGAGACAATCGGGTCAGACTCTTCGAACATCATGTAGTCCAGAATGGCCGTGATATCGGCAATCGCGGTTGCGACTTTGGTCTGAATCCACGCAGGAATATCACGATGGTCGGCCGTCTTTAATAGCTCATGAATCGTGGCCGACTTGGTCGCCAGTGCATGAAGCTGTGAGGACATCATGTCTTGGTCATCCGACGCACGGTACGATTCCGCTTCCGTCATCGTATCGACTTCAAATGACTTCATTGTTTCGGTCTTCGCGCTGTAGCCCGCATCGACGGCCTTAAAGAAGTCATCCTTCTTGTCGTCGGGAATATCAGCGGGGGAGTCGTAGCCGTGCTTCTTCAACTGCGCACGGAAGTATT